GTCAAGAAGGGCTGGAGGCGCGACTCCACAGGCGCCGACCTACCATTAACGCTGCAAACTATAGAGCATTTGATGGCTCAGACAGGTCAGGATAAAATCTTTCCTGCACCCAACTGCCTTGGGCTAGAAGTGCGCCACATACGCCGAGCTTATGCTGCACTGCTTGGACGTTTCTATGCGCCTGAATCCCAATTCAGCCAGGAGACGTACGCTTGCGTTTGTGAAGCGTTTAAAATGGGTTTTGGATGTTGCTACACTGGAGACTACGTCGAGGCTTCAGACTGTGCACTTTGCCTGACTTTTTGCGCAAGACCGCGCTCGTTAGGCTACCGATACATGATAGCTTTTTGGCACCATTTAATCCACGACCCTGAGGGTCGCTACGGTGAACAACTGAGCCCTGAGCATTTTATGCGGGGGCTCGGCTATATGCTCGAATGCCATATTAACGTGACAGTCGTCATGATCGCCACTGGCGCGAGCGAACGTTTGATGTGCGGCCCACCTGCTGGATTAGAACGTTCCGTCACAATCGAAGTTGAGAATGACGGTTGTTGGCATTTCACTCGCGGAGTCACAGGTGTTGTGTTAACGATGCCGCGCGCACCTCCGGAACCTATCACCGTAGAACAACCTGCATTGGGCAACACAAAACTACCCGATGATTGGGCGGGTGCTTTGTCAGTAACGCTACATACAATGTTGCGCCGTTTGCCTCCAGGTTTCTCGGATGCAGCTGGAGGATACATGGGGCGTGTTTTTGAATTGATTGCTGATGCTTGTATGGGTGCCGCATTCCTGTCTGACTTCTATCAAGGAGTTGATCCAGGCCCTGCTAGCGATCGCCCAGCACATCGTGGCAAAAGCGCTTGGGGTTTACAGCCGGGTTCATTGCCTGGTCATGCGCGTTCCAGCCTTTTCACGGACATTTTGGCCGATACTATTGAACTCACCGATGTTTATGGCGAAGAAGCTCTGATTGCCATGATCGACAGGTTGAACGAGTTTAAACCTGACGGGCAACCAGCGCTCGAAAGGCGAATACCACGTCGTGCTCTGAGGGTGCCTGCTTTGAGCATAGCAGGTGCCGCACGCGCCCAGCGCGCCATCGACCAGCTCGGTGCCGAGCAAGGTGCCAATCATTTGCAATACGCAACGCCCACGCAAATTGCAGCTTCGTTATCACGCTACGAAGGTGTTGTCGCGTCAGGCGCTGGCCCTGATTATGATGCGATTTGTCGCGCCATAACCGACCATCTGCCGGAAGCCTTCACTTTGACGAAGTTGCGTGATCCGAGGTATATCGCACGGACTGTTGTAATGAAATACAGTTGCGGCATACCTTTCGAAGCACAGCTAGCAACTAACGCAGCGGACGAAACCTTCAGACTGCGGAAACGGGCCCACCTCTTCGAAACAGGTTGGGTCAAAGCTGTAGTCAGCGTCGTGCGTCAACAACTCTTACGCGGCTGCGTGGATCATGACATTCACCACTCTTTTGTTAAGAACTACATTTCAACAGTGGAAAAGTTGGAGGGAAAAGAGGGTGCGATACGCACGATCGTTGCTCAAACTCTCGTTTCATACATCCGCAACATGGTTTTCAATTACAGCTTCAACAAGCGCTTTGCGAGACTCCATGATGTCGCGACGTGGGCGGCGGGAATGCCAATGTCAGGTGCTGGGTATAATCAGATGGCAGCTAGGCTCGTACCTCGTTCGCGTTGGATGGCTTTCGATTTCACGGGGTTTGATGCTAGCGTGACGCCTGAACTTGCGCATGCGATAGGCATGCTTAGGGGCGCAGCCTATGCCACACACCCAGATGGTGAGACGATACAAAAATGGATTCACGTGAATTATGACGCGCTCCAGAAAGGCACCATCTTTGATCTACTCTATGGTCAAATCATTATGAAAGAAAAGGGTTTAACCACAGGCAGCGCTAGCGTCACTTCCGACAACTGCCTCGGTGTCCTTGTCGCGATGATGGCGATTTGGTTGGGCGTGCATGTCGACAAAACGCCGGCTGACTTTTTCACGCAAACAACGTTAAAAGACATGTCCGACGACGGACTTTTCGGTGTCGACACCAGCTTGGACGACACAGAAGTCGCAGCTTATGTTGCGTCTGCCGCGAAACTAGGGTTGACCCTGCGTGTGGAGGGGGTAGCGAACAGCATCGCAGGCCTTAGTTTTTGTCGGAAGACTTTCCTGCCTGCAGGCTCGTTTGCTTCCGAATTCCGGGAGGCTGGCATTGAACCCCCCGTTTACACGATCGTGCATGATCGCGAGTCTATCGCAATGCGACAGACTGCCATTGCACAATCCAACGACCCCTGTTACATGTATGAGCGCACTGTGGGGCAGGTGTTATTATGCTCGCACAACCGCAAAGCTTACGAATTCCTTGCTGCGGAAGCGCGACGTTTGCGGCCGGCGCTCGAAAAGACTAATCGTGGTCGTTGGTTGTTGCGCAAACGCAAGATCCCGGGTTATTTTGACGTCATTCGTCTCAATTACATGGACCCACGCGTGAAGGCGCGTAGCGTGCTTCATGAGAGTCTGTGGGAGCGTTACGTTGCTTTCGACACGGGTTTCGCAGGCATGCTGCGTGCTTTTAGTGTTGGCCTGAGA